CCAAATCAATTTTTCATTACTCGCACGTAAAATATGGGAGCCACTATTGAAACGGTTAATGATTGGAATATCAGGCTAAGCGAGGCTGGTCACTGCGGAATGAATACCTGCCTAATGCCTGAATGCCCTCAACCATCACTTTTTACTGAGTGTATTCGAGTACAGTATAGCGCAAATTATATTACCAATAGTGGTTCTCTTGAGGGTAAAGACTGGACTTCGCTTAAATGGAGTTGCGTGGATGCGGACGATACTGAACTTTCAGGTACATTTACTTTTGACAGAAACTACAACTTTTCAGACGGTACGGGTACGGGATGTACTACGGATGCAGATACATCGTTACAGAATTTTTTCTCCAGTTCAAATTGTGCTAATGATTTTAATTGGGATGAAGGTGTTACAGAACTTGATCCAGCCGCGTATGCTCAAGAGTGCAGAGATCACGCTAACGGCTTTATATCATTTCCTTCTTCGTGCCTTAACCCATGCAATGGAATCGTCGGCTCGTATTTTTCAGGAGAACCTGCGGGAGTACCTTACACGCTAATTTTTGCCAAACAAAGATACCGTTGGAAAATTCCAGATAACCATACTGGATCGTACTTCAAAATAACGTGGGAGATCTTCACTCTAAAACAAGGCGATTCCGAAGCCGCGCTGTTTGACACAAAAACGTATTCGTGGAGTGGAGCCGCTGGCGAAGGTATTGATCGTTATTCAGATTGGTACGAAATACCAATCCCACACGAAGACTTATCGAAGTCAGCCAGTAGGTACATTACAAATGTTCGTTACGAATGCTACAAATCAAAGTATGGATACAAACCACAAATCCTCATTATGTGACCAGCAGGACAATGTCCCAATTCCTAGAATCTCAGCCGAAAAGTACGCTGGATTAGGCGACGTAGTTGCGGCCATAGCGCAGCCTATAGCCCGAACTTTGGACGCCGTGGCAGGGACCAACGTAGCAGGATGCGGTGGCTGCGCCCAAAGGCAAGAAGCCCTGAACAAAGCTGTACCGTTTAACCGTTAAAAACACTTGCAATCCTTCTAAAAATACCCTAAACTCACACGTATATGGCTAAAAAACTTTTACCTTCTGAGTATCTTGGATCGGACTATTCGGTGTCGTCCAGCAAAATGCTCATCAATCCTGTAAGCTTAACCAGTGGCGGTCTTACGGTTGACGAAATCGCAGAAACTTCCGTACCACTTACTACTGGCGGAGCACTCACTGCTGGTCTTACGTATACTGTAACTACGGCACAAACTGGAGCGGCCCCTACGCTTGCAGAATGGAATACAATGGGTTGGAACGGCACGGCTGTTCCAGTTTTAGGCGACACTTTTACAGCTTTGACTACGGGTGTAGTAGCCGCTACTGGCAGCGTAGTGGTTAAATCTGGAGACGTTCGCCGAATTCTTTTCGGTATCGTTGAAGCCGCATACCAGAAGTACCTTACGTACACTACGGCTGGAACGGCTCCAGCCAAAATGAGTATTGCTCGCACCAGCTCTGTGAACGATGCTACGGGCGTGCTTACCCGCTTCTACACTCTGACGTTCGTTACCGACATTAGCGCAGTAGAAATTTCCGAAGAGTAATCCCGTCCAATGAATCCTGAGCCAAGACTCTTATTGGGGTCTTGGCTCTTTTATTGACTTGACTCCCGAACCCTGAATCCCTACCATGCGCCCATGCCAGCAATGACGGTAAAGTCCCTTTCGGACCAGCTATCCAGCTACTGTTCGCCAGATCAACGGTTCATTCCCGTCCTGAATCTGGTGCTTCCGCGACTCTACGCGATGGGTTACTGGCGGGATTTGGCGTATGAGTACCGCATTACCACTAGCAATGGCTACTTCGCACTGCCGTTGGACGCCGAATCCATCATGGCGGCAACCGTCGATAAGTCGCCGCAGAGCCTTTGGGCGCAATGGCACGATTACTCGATTGGCGGAATGCCAAATACGTACAGCGCATACGGAATGTTCGGCGTTGTAGATGATGGGATTCACAGCACAAAAGAGTATCTTGATTCGACTAAAGGCTATAATATCCAGATATTGCCAGTATCTCCGAAGACTGTGTTGCCTACCGATGGTGTCGTATCTATCGATTTCACAATGCTGGATGGGTCAAACGTGAGTTATACACGGGATTTTTCAATCAACGGAGGAGGAGCATCTGAAGAAGTCATAGCCGACTATGACATCAACTCAATTTCTCAAATACGGTTCGACGGGATTCCTTACAAATTACAAATTACCGCAACCGATGCGAACGGTTTCGTAGTTATTGCCGAAGGAAAAGGCGACCAGATCTTCCGCTATCGCCGCTACCGTACCCGCACCCCCAATAACGCTACTCAAGAAATTTTCCTTTTGCTTAAGCGTGCGTTCGTTCCGATCATGGATGAGTCTGACATCGTCTATTTGGGCAACGTAAACGCCATCAAGAGTGGCATTCTCGCCACAACAGCTGAAGATAACGCCGATATCGAACGTGCCAACTACCACTGGCAAGTCTGCAAGCAGCTTTTAGAAGACGAAAAAGACGCCTATCGCGGCGGAGCCAGACAGACTATGCGCGTGGACCCTTATTCAGGAAACGGGACTCCTTACAACATGTACTAAGCTTATGCTACCTGATCAGTTTTCACCGATGAACACCCCTCAAATCCTCCTTAACGGACTGATCGGCATCTGCGGATCAACCTTTGCAGTCATCTCAACCTTTCAGGAACAGCTTGACTGGTCCGTCAGATTTACAGGCTCCTGCATAGGACTTGCAATCGCACTCATTTCCCTGTACCGTGCCGTCAGTCGCAAGTTTAACAAACCATAACCCACACTGCTATGAAAACTACCGCAATCGGAATCCTTACCATCGTGTCCAGCCTTAGCTTTACCGCTATCTCGTTCCTGAAGACAGGTACGTTCGACATTGGACAACTCATCACTAGCGTTACCGCTGGAATCGGCCTGATCAAAGCTGCTGACGCGAAGTAATGCGTCAGCAACAGTTGTTCTTACGTGCAATGCGTATGTCAAACGGTTGTTTAGGCAGCGCGAAACAAAGCTGGTTCCGTTCTAAGTTGAATGGGATCGGCTCTTTTCTATTGGAGATGAGTCTATTGAATCCGCAAATGCTGCCGCACCTAAACCATCAATTTCCAATGCAGAATAAAAAACTCGTAGCAGTATGTGTCGGCCACAGTCGCTCAGGCGACAGAGGAGCAGTGAACGTCGAAGGCGTGACGGAGTGGGCGTTCAATCAGCCGCTCGCTAAACGCGTTTGCGAACTGATCGAAGCAGCGGGTCACGCGACCGTACTTGTGGATCGGTACGAAGGCAACGGCTATAGCGCAGCAATGCGATGGCTCGCGCAACACTTGAAGGATCTCAAAGTCGATGTCGCTATCGAGCTGCATTTCAACTGTGCCGATAGTGCATATGCCAATGGCTATGAATTTCTGCACTGGTTCTGTAGCCCAAATGGACTAAAGCTCGCCGATGAACTCTCGCACAGTCTCGCTAAAGCTTTCCCGAAACAAAAGAATCGCGGCCTGAAGCCGATCAACTCAGAGGATCGTGGCGGTCTTTTTCTCCGAAAAACACATTGCCCATCCGTAATCTGCGAGCCATTCTTCGGGAGCAACGCAACGGAGAACTGCCTATTTTTCAGCAAACGTGAGGACTTAGCCAAAGCGTATGCCAATGGAATCCTAAACTGGATCGTAACTACAACAAACTAGACTATGAAAGCTGCACCAAAAACCACTACGAAATCAAAGAAACAAGTTGCCTACTTGCTATCCAAAGTTAGTCCGCTGTCGAATAAGCAGCAGGGTAAGCTTAAACGTGAGTTGCATACAGGCAAAGTCAAAGTCGAGAAAGATAAGATGTAAGCGATGAAAACCCGCTGGCCTAAAACTATTCTTGTAGCGGGCCGAAGGGTTAAACTCATCTTCGTCGATTTGGACGACACTTTTGGTCAGTATAAACATGACCTCAAAGTAATCGAGATCAGCAAAGCCATTTCTGATACCGATAAACTACTCACCATACGCCATGAACTGATGGAGGCTTCGCTGCTTCTTTCTGGAGTGGGCTTCTCAGAACGATACGAACAAGAACCGATTGTCCGTTGCATGGAAGAAATCTTCTTTCCATCATGGGATGCCTTCCTCAAAAGAATCACTAAAGTTAATGCCTGATCAATTTAAACCGACAGTCAATAAAAACTTTATCGAGTTCAGGCCGAACGGCGAAGACTTTAAACTCGCTGCCGAACGCTCTGAAAAGATGGGCGTACTTCAGAACTCTTTTACAAGAGGAGCTGGACGGATGAGCGGAATGCTAGGCGAGATCGCTGTGCATAAGTACCTCAAAGATATTGCAGAGTACAGTGGCGATTCAGTGCGCGGCTACGATCTGATTACTGCCAAAGGAACTAAGATCGAAGTCAAAACAAAGAAGGCTTCTCGGATTCCAGATCCTTCTTATGCCGCTACTGTTGAGCATAAGAAGACTTACATGTTCGTAAACGACATCTTCGTATTCCTAAGAGGACACGACTCGATGGCAAAATTTTGGCTTTTAGGCTGGATCAAAACGCCTTCCTTTAAGCGTTTATCTAAATTCAAGAAAGCTGGAGAACTAGACGGCGACAACGGATTCAAGCATCGCGTTGACCAATACACGATCCCTATTGCGAAACTCAAGCCGATGTCAACGCTTATCGACTATCTGAATTCGCAATAGGGACTTAAGTATTCTTAGGCGTCAGTGATTGTGATATCGAACTTAGAATCTAAGGCGACTTCCCAAATCTTCCCGCCGCCTTGTCCATGAGACTTGACGGGCCTCAAGTGCTTGTTGTTCCGACTAGCTTCCTCCATCGTAGACATACCACGACGGACGAATTCCAGATTGCTCGACATACCGACAGTACGCCCGTTGTTGAAGTCATGTAGTGCAACCTGAAATTCTGTAAGCGTACCACACCATGTGGGCTTATCTGGCGTAAGATCTCTACAACGCTTCGCAAAGAACTCGACAAGCTCTGCAACGGACGAACGACTTGAGTTATCGTAAGCCGCTGAAGCAACGGACTCATCGATGTAGCTCACGATCCCAAAGCGGCCAACGTCTTCAATAGACTTTGGAATCTTCCAGTCGAGTAGCCAACGTGCGAAGTGCGGAAGCTCTTGCTCGATAGTAGCCTCTAAGACGGAGTTTCGTGGGAAGTTACTCGTTGCCTTATCGCTGATCCGCATCGCCATAAGCTTGTCTCTATTACTACTATCCAGTGCTGGAATCACAGAGAGGCTATTGGCATCCATATTGAGTGACAGAATGACGCGGCCAGTCCACGGAACGGAAAGAGCATCTGCATACTTTGCCTGATACTCGACTCGCGGATTGGCAACGGATCGCTTGATGAGTTCAGTTGCCTTCCGCTGATCCTGAAAGGAAGCGGCTGATGTTGTATCATCAATCACCCATGCAGCTACCCGACCCAAGTCCTTGTTGAACTTCGTCTGGCCCGACAAGTAATCAGACGCATCAGCGTAGCCGCCGACTAGTCCTGAGATCACTTTGTTTGACAGGAGCGACTTGCCTTTGTTCGTCGGCCCGACAAGCAGTAACGCCTGTCCTTGAACAAACTCCCGATCAATGACGGCGGCGTAGAACCGCTTGAGCCACGAATACAAGTACTCGACTGTGGGTGCTTGCGTAGGCGTGTTGACAAACAACTGGTTTAGCCACGTATGAATGAAAGGCCAATTCGCTGGATCGCCGTTATCGCTAGGCTCAACTGGATTGATGTTCGCGCAATTGAGAATCCGATTCCCATTATATGAGACAACGCGATCCTTAGAGAACACGACTGGCGCGATCTCATCGATCCTGTTCTGGTTTGAGATCGTGAGGATAGCCGCCTCAACTTCCGAAAGGGGCTGACCTTTCTTCATCTTGACGGAGAATCCTGATTGACGAAGCTCAAGAACAAGTTGCTCACGTGGAATCGTGACAGCAGAATTGAAGAGTACTTTGAAAAACGAGCGTCCGTTGTACCAGTACTCGTCCAGCAGATTGCCCATCTTCTTCTCCTCGTATTCTTTAACGAACTTTGCTCCGAAGATCTCCTTCCATGTTACGAATCCTTTGCCAGCACGGTCAGAGTAACAGATGATCCCGTCCTCTGAAACCTGACACCCGTCCCTGTTAATTCCATCATCGATCCAGAACAACGGCCCGCGTGATCCAATATCAAAGTCTCCAATCCAACGATTCGGGAATCGGGTTTCGACTTCGGCTGCGATAATAGCAATCGGAATCGATGTATCGTTTGACTGAGGCGGGTTGTCATTTGCCGCTTTCATCAGCGCAGTCTGAACTGTTGCATCAGAAATACGGCCTCCTAAGTTATGCCAGTCTTCTCCTAACTCAAAGTACTGACTTGCTTTAAGCGACGTACTATCAAAGCCTGCAAAGAGCCTGTCCATCTTCAACGACGCATTCATGTGCTTCATGAAGCTATCGAACATTTCAGGCGCAATCGGAATACCGTTGTCGAATTCCCATACGAGCCGTAGATATCCCGACTGCGTTTTAGTCCTCCATGTTGGAAGGTTAATGCCGCACTTAGCTCCAATGTCACTATCGACGCTGCCCCAATTAACTGGCGCATCGTAGTCAGCCACCACTCCGTAGATCCGATTCGGCGGGTTGTCGTTCGCAATTCGCTTCGACGGAGTGCTTCCTTCCACAGTACTATAGAATACGTGATCAGTGCTTAGATCGGCACACCACGCTCTAAAGTCTGCTTTAGATGCAAATTTTGGTTTTGGCTTATTCAGTTTATCAAGGCTAGTAGCCTTGACGGTTTTAGTCTCACGTAGATTTTTAAGGTAGCGATAGTTCATTTTGTATAACAGGTTAAGATGTCTCCTTCAGCGGAAAGTGGAATGTCTGGAATCCACTCTGGAGCAGTGGACATGATTTTGATGATTTGTTTCAAGCTCTCTTCGGCTTTGTCCGAATCGACCTCTACGACAACTTCATCGTGGACGTGCATTACGATTTCAAAGCCAGCGTTATGGATCTTACAGAGCATATCCGAAAAGATATCCCGTGCCAGTGCCTGACTAAGATTCTCAGCAAGTAACCCGCCCCATAGTTTGACGGGAAGTCGCTTGCCATTACGGGGCATGATCGCTACGTAGTTGAGCTTATTATCCGAAGTCTTGGACAGCTTTAGGCGACCGTAATTAAGACTACGCCCACTAGGAATCTCTTCAGTGTACGGCACAGCCATATCGTATGCCGTAACCATATTAGAGTTGAGTTCCCCCCAAAGCTTCTTAACTTTGCTCATCTTCCTTCGATAGAGGGAGACAGCCTCTTCAGCTTCCTTTTCAGTCATGCCAGACATGATTGCAAACTTAGCTGATCCTGCTCCGTATCCGCAGCCCAACACCATT